TGGCAATTACGGTGGCTTTACCTACCGGTTGTTAGTAAGGCGTTTCCAGGGACTCTTTGGAAGTTTCGATTAGTCGAGGTCGTGAAGTGGTTCGACCCTGCGATAGCTTTTCCGGAGCGTGTTAAGATGCGCGCTGATATCCTTGACGTACGGTCAGGGGAGTTCGGGGTTCATATATGCAAACCGTAACAGGTGAGGAAGTAACCCTTGCGGAATTGGTTGACCTTGCAGCGATAGATGGAAACCTTTATGCGAGGACTTTCTTTCCGAACACTGCGAGGCAAGAGTCTCCGGACTTTCATAAGGAAATGGATGAGGTACTGGAGAATCCAGCGAACCGTTTTGTAGGTTTTGAGGTCTTCCGTGGTGGAGCAAAGACAACTAAACTGAGGCTTTTCGCCTCTAAGAGAATCGCTTACGGGATTTCCCGCACGATAGTTATTATCGGGAAGAGTCAGGAACACGCGGTTAAAAGTGTTCATTGGCTGAAACAAGCGATACTTTATAATAAGCTCTGGGCGGGAACGTTTGGGCTTCGGAAAGGCGCAAAGTGGACTGATAGTGAAATTGAAATTATACACGGGACTGATGAATATCCTATCCGAATTATTGCTCTTGGTATTACGGGTAGTGTTCGTGGTATCAATGTTGATGATTATCGGCCTGACCTTATTATCCTCGATGACCCTTGTGACGAGGAAAACACGGCGACTCCAGAAAGTCGCGAGAAGATGTCAGACCTTGTCTTTGGGGCGTTGGCGAAAACTCTAGCACCAGCATCCGAAGCACCTGATGCAACTATGGCGCTGGCGCAGACTGTCCTTGTTCAAGGGGATTTAATAGATAATGTGATGAAAGACCCTCAGTGGGCAGCTGTTCGCTTCTCTTGTTTTGATTCAAGGGGGGAGAGTGCGTGGCCTGAACGGTGGTCTACAGATGAATTGATGGCTGATAAGAAGGCGCACATTAATCGGAATCAGCTTTCACTTTGGCTCCGTGAAATGGAATGTCAACTTGTCACGCAAGAAAACGCTGCGTTTTTAGTTCGGTGGGTTGGGTTCTGGGATGTACTTCCCCCAGGTGGTATAACCTACATCGGGATTGACCCGACACCTCCACCGAAGGATGGAAATGCGCTTAAAGCTGTTAACCAGAAACTGGATGATGCAGTTATCATGGTTATTAAGTACCACAGTGCGAAGGTGTATGTTGTTGAGTATTATGACTGTAAATCTCCTGACCCTGAAGAGTTTGTGAATAAGATTTTTGAAATGGTTGCTCGACATAACCCAATGATGGTGGGAGTTGAAACGACCCTGTTTCAACGGATGCTGAAGTGGTATATAGAGAAGGAGATGCTTCGACGTAGACAGTTCTTTACTGTTGTTCCGGTGGAGGATAAGCGGAAGAAAGAAACGAGGATTGTGCAGACAATTACTCGGTATGCTAGTAACGGGGGCTTGTTGTTCCATAAGGAACATACGAAATTACTTGACCAGTATGCAACCTTTCAAGCGCAAGCAACAAGACAGCATGATGATTTTTTAGATGCGCTTACGATAGCGATTGATTTAATTAATCCAGGGTTAGAAGGTGCGACCTTGGAAGGCGACTTTACCGATATTACTGATGAAAGTAATATTCCTGAAATTGAAGATTGGAGAGGGGCTCCTTAGTGGCGAATTATAACCTGAAGTATAATACGACTAAGCATAATGATATTCGAGATGCTATCCGGAATCGGATTAAACATGCTGACCATGCTATACAGAAGAAATCTACGGAGTTCGCAGATGCTGAAGATACTTTTCGCGCGTATATGCCAACATCTGCTGCGGACTCAATTCGAAAGGATAAGCGGGATGAAGGGAAACCTCAGTTCACTACGCTCGATATCCCGTACAGCTACGCTGTGCTTATGTCGTGGCATACTTATTTAAGCAGTGTCTTTCTTGCGCGTTCGCCTATTATCCAACTTTCTGGCCGTCATGGAGAAAGCGAACAGCAGATTCAGGCTATGGAAGCTGTTATGGATTACCAAACGCAGACAGGTGGCCATCTTGTTCCTTATTATATATGGTTGATGGATGCGGGGAAATATGGAGCTGGTGTTGTTGGAACGTACTGGGATGAAGAACAGATTCAGGTTTCTGAGATTGTAGAGGAACCTGTGACGTACTTGGGGATTATTATTCCTGGAAAGACGCGTAAGGTTAAAAGAACCAAACGTGTGAAGGGGTATAGTGGGAATAGATTGTTTAACATTCGGCCTCAAGATTTCCTATTCGATTCTCGGGTGAGCTTGGGTAATTTTCAAGATGGGGAATTCTGTGGGCGGTATGCTGACCTTGGTTGGAACAATGTTGTTAAGCGTGGTGAAGCGCAACAGTATTATAATCTGAAAGATTTGAAAACTCAGATGAAGAAAAAGAATACTGCTTCAACTGGGAGTACTGCTAATATCCAGCGGGATACAGGTTCTTCACAACTTGAACTTCCTGATTCTGTGACTGGGGAGAATCAGGAATTGAATGATGATATGAAGTCTCCGGATTTCGTACATCTGATTGAAATATGCATTGAGTTAATTCCTCAGGATTGGGGACTTGGAAATAGTACTTATCCTGAGAAGTGGTTGTTTACAATGGCGGAAGATGAGGTAATTATTGAAAGTCAGCCGTATGATGCGCTTCATGGGAAATTTCCATACTCAGTTATTGAGTACGAAATGGAAGGCTATGGCTTGCAAAAGCGGAGTATGTTGGAAATTGTAGAACCTCTGCAAGATGCTATGAGTTGGTTAGTTAATACGCATTTTTATAATGTGCGGAATGTTCTGAATGGGCAGTTTATTGCTGACCCTTCGCGTTTGACGATTAAGGATTTCAAGAGCACTGAGGGTGGTCGGATAATCCGGATGAAGCCTACCGCATATGGGCAAGACCCGCGGACTATGTTCCATCAGATACAGACTACTGATGTTACACAGAATCACTTGCGGGATTCAGCTTTTATCGGTGAGATGATTCAGCGCGTAAGTGGTGTTACTGACAACATCATGGGTGCGGTGAATCCTGGCGGTAGAAAATCTGCTACGGAAATTCGGAGTTCTAACAGTGCTGGGGCGAATCGGATTAAGACACAAGCCGAGTACTTCTCTGCTGCTGGTTGGGCTCCGCAGACCCAAATGATGTTACAGAATACTCAGCAGAAATATGATGGTGAGATGAAATTTAAGATAGCTGGTGACTTAACCCAAGATGCAGGTGAGGCCTTTATCAATGTGAATGTTGATGATATTGCTGGTTTCTATGACTTTGTGCCGATAGATGGAAGTCTGCCTGTTGATAGACTAGCGCAAGTGACTATGTGGACACAGCTCCTAGGTCAAATGCGTCAGTTCCCTCAGATTATGGATGGGTATGACATGGGTGGTATTTTCGCTTGGGTTGCACAATTAGGTGGCTTGAAGAATATTAAACGCTTCAAGCTTAACGTCCGTCCAGATGGAGACATCGCGAAGGACTTACAAGCAGGTAACGTGGTAGGTATAGATGATATCAGACAAGCAACGGGAGGAAATGGAGGCTCTCCGCAAAACGCAGCGGGAATTCCAGGAGCTCCTCAAATTCCAGGGGTGGGCTCAGCTGGCTGAGTACGCAGAGAAACAAATAAGTCACCGCGAAGTCGGGCTACAAGGCCAGTCACAGGGTCTTGACCAATGCATCTCGAATGAGTTTGTAAAGGGTGAGATAGCAGGAATTCGCTTATTTTTAAACATACCGGCTGTTGTCATTGAAGATTTTGACTCACAGCTTGAAGAAATAAAAGAGGAAGTTAACGATGGTACAAGTAGTAACGAATCAAGCAGCTGATACACAGCATGCTGACGAAATCCAATCTGCGGAAGCGCTAGCCGCTGAAGAAATGGCAAAGGCAGCACAAAATGCTCCTGTCGAAGAACCTGCTGAGGAGCCCGCTCCCAGTTCAGATACGTCAGAATGGGAGGACTTGTTAACAGATGATGATGATGAGACTCTCCCTGAGGAAATAAAGGCAGACGTACCTGCTGAGGAAATAACGGAAGTTCCACCCGTAGAGCCACCAACCGAGGTAATCCCTTCTGTTGAAACTCCACCAGTAGAAGAAGTTGTTCCTGTAGTAGAAACACCCCCTGTCGACGAGGTTGTGCCTCCAGTCGAGGAACCACTCGCAGATACGCGTACTTCGGAGCAAGTCCAAACGGAGATTAAAGCAGCGCGAGAAAGTGCCCATGAGAAACTCACGGAGTCATTTAAATGGACAGATGAACAAGCTGAACAATTTGAGGCAGACCCAGGTGCGGTCATGTCCTCTATGGCGGCTAAGTTATTTTTAGACTTATATGATAGTATATCTCAGGGGTTTAATGCAAACATGCCTGGGATGGTACAACGAGCAATGCAACAGCAGCAGGCGAACCAAGCAGCGGAGAAGCAATTCTTTGGGGCTTGGCCGCAGTTAGACAAGCCAGAGTATAAGGCAACTGTCGACCGAATTGCTATTGCATACCGTCAACAGAATCCGACTATTGATGATGTTGCTGCGGTAAAGGAAATTGGTGCACAAGCGTGGGTTGCTTTGCAACTTCCACTTGACCAATTAGTGGCACATACTCAGGCGGCTCCCCCCGTGGTTCCTCCTGTAGTTATTCCCGTTCCTGCTCACGTACCGGCGAGTGCCGGAAATGCCCCGCAAAATGCGAGGACTCTTGTCAAGCCTACTGGAAATCCGTTTGAAGTCTTAGCCGATGAACTTATTGAAGAAGATGCACAAGGTTAGGAGTAATAAGAAATGGCTAGTATTGCAGGTTTACGTGGTACCTTAGATTGGGGTACTGATGAGCGTCCAAAGAATTTCCGTGAGATGATTCTTTGGCGCAACCCAAACGGGTCAGCGCCCTTAACAGCGCTTATGGCTCGTATGAAATCAGAGTCGGTTGATGACCCTGAATTCAGTTGGTGGGAAGAAGAGCTTAACGCTATTCGTATTCAGATGAATGCGACTGGTGCGAGTGCAACTTCTACAGCGTTTGGTATGGCGTCCGGTGGTTTAGATGTAGTTCCTGGTGACATTCTTTTGGTTGAGAAGACTGAAGCAGCGACGTATGATAATGAGTTGGTAGAAGTTGTCACAGTGACATCTGATACTGCACTTGTTGTCGAACGTGGTGCAGCGGGTACGACAGCGGCAGTCACCGGTACGAATACGTGGCTGACGAAAGTTGGTAATGTCTACGAAGAGGGAAGTGGTGCGCCAGATACAAGCACTCGTAACCCTACGAAGTTGACTAATTACTGTCAGATTTTCAAGACCGCGTATAGCATCACCGAGACTGCGAAAGGTACTCGCGCGCGTACAGGTGACCCACTGAAGAATGATAAGAAACGTAAGATGTTCGATCTTTCGGTTGCAATGGAATTTGCTTGGATGTTCGGTGTTAGTAATGAGGATACTTCTGG